AAGCCCTTCCGCAGTTGGGTGCTTATCTTGAATTTGCTTCAAGCTGCTATCCCGGCGTGTACGTCACCAAGCTGGTGACGATCATCGCCGGCCCAGGCAAATGCAAGGTCCGTTTCTCGGAGCTTGAACAAGCCACGGACGCATGGCAAGACGCTTGGGGCCGTTTCTCTGTCCTACAGCCTGACTTTTGATGAAGTGCCCTGAGTGCAACACCCAGCTGACAAGAGGCATGGGTCGTGTGACACAAGTACGCCATTCAGGCGAAAGCGCAATCAGTAGACAGCGCAAGTGCGACAACTGCGGGCATGTATGGGCAACAGCTGAGGTGATCGTGCCTGATGACCAATGGACATACATCGACACCATGCGTTCAAACGGCAGCTTTAGGCCGCAATTCACAGTCAAGGGCAAAATGCTTGAACGCTTGGCATCTGCGTGAACTGGTCTGAGATCCTGCGCAAGGGGGGCGTGCCTGAGCCCCCCGGCTACTTGGAGACTGTGCAGCGAGTGCAACAGAAGCCAAAGAAAAAGAAGAAAGCTAAGGGCAAGCGTTGACATGGCATACCAGTGACGGCATGATGTTGCGCATGAGCCCTCTACCTCGTTCGCTCATGACCAGCCTCAACAGCAACAAACGGCCTCAACGTTTTCGCCCTGAGGGCTACAGCCCTTGGACTAACGCCATCGTGATTGCAGTTTTCTGCGCTCTCTTTGGCGGTGCGTTCTGGGTCAGCTTGACCCAGACGCTTGACCAGCAACAACGTCAACACTGCGAGCAGGGCTGGCAACCTGCCTGCGAAAAACTGAAGTAATGGGTCGGGGGATTTATTGGAACACCCGGCCTGAAGACACCGTCAGAGCGGCCAAGGCGAAAGCTAAGGCCGCTTTGCACGAAAAGAACCCAAAGCTCACAAAACTAGAGCTTGCTTTTTACCTTGCCCTCAAAAATGAAAACGGTGCAAATCAACCTTGATCAGCTGCGATCTGAAAAGCTTAAAAAGCTGTCAGAAGCGACCAAGGGCAACATGACCAATGTGTCGATTGCTGGCGAGTTTATTGAGTTTGAGCAACCTAAGCTCAGCTCCTCCAAGCTTGCTTTGGCTCTGCTCAACTCTGCAATCGACAAGGCTTATGCACAGCTCCCCGGCTAGTTTCACGTTCCGCGTTCTTGGTACACCAGTGCCGCAAGGCTCTGTCAAAGCTTTTGGCAGCAGAGTCGTTGCAAACAACGAACAAGCCCTAGGAAGCTGGCGCTCAGATGTTGCAGCTGTTGCATATCGCGAGAAGCCAGCCGACTGGGACATCACTGCAGCAGTATCGCTGCGTTGTGAGTTTGTGTTTCCTCGGCCTTTGTCGCATTACGGCACTGGCAAGAACGCCACAAAGCTGAAGCCATCAGCGCCTAGGCATCACGTCAAAACGCCTGACTTAGACAAGCTTTGTCGGGCATGTGGTGACGCGATTGCTGATGCGTGCGGCATGGTCCTTCTGAGATCTGACGCGCAAATCGTTTCCATCTACGCCGCTAAGAGGTACGCCACAGATGACTTCCTCGGTGCCATCATCACCGTCACAGCCCTTGATTGAGGCGCTTGTCTCGTTTCACAAGACAGTGCCGGCCATTGGCAAAACAGCCAATGCTCAATACGGCAAGTTTGCCGATCTTGAGACTGTGCTCTCTACTGTCACGCCACACCTGATCAAAAACGGTCTTGTGATCTCACAGACCTTTGAGCCAAGTGAAGGGGTTGACCCGATCTTGGTAACAAAGCTGCTGCACGTCAGTGGCGCAGAGCTTGTAAGCCGCCTGCCAATGATTATTGGCAAAGGTCGCAACGCCCTGCATGACTTTGGCGGCTCCTGCACTTATCTCAAGAGGTATGCCCTTCTAGCCCTGCTTGGCCTTACGGCTGACATGGACATGGATGGCGATTTTGCAGACGACAAGCCTGCAGCAAAGCCACAACCCAAAAAAGCTCCAGCTGTTCCAGAGGTTTCTGACAAGGATCAACCTCTGTCAGAAGATGAGCGCCAAATGCTTATAGGTCTCATTCAAGAGATGACACCTGGTAAGCGTGAGGATTTCTGCAAATCGTTCCGCTTTGCGTTCAAGTTAGGTGACGACGCTAAGGTTGCTCCCGCAATCACCAGCCGTAAGCACCAGGCCTGGATTCAAGCAAATGCCTGACGACGACAAAAAACGTGAACAACAGGCCAAGGCAGATGCCAACCGCCGATCACAGCACTTTCAAGTGCGGCTAGACAAACAGCTAGCCCAACAGCTGCAGCACTATGCCGACCAACGTCACAACGGCATCATCAACTCTGCACTGATGACCATCATCTCCAAATTTTTCAACGGAAAGTAATGCCTGACTTCGCACCCGACGCCTTCAACATCTGGGCCAACTTCAACAAGGACCAAAAGAAAGACGGCCACTACTGGGCACAAATGGACGTGCCTGTGGAAGAGCTGCGCAAGCTCTTTGAATGGGCCAAAACAGCAGAACGCTGTGACGACATCAAAGGGAACGAGTGCGTCAAGCTTCGTGCCAACCTGATGCCCCGCACAGCCAAAGGCAGTGGCAACGACTATTTGATGATGGCTTTAAGCGATGCCAAGCCCCGTACAGCTGACAAACCCCGCATTGACTTTTAAGGTGAGAAAGAACGAGGTTAAAGGAGCGTCCCCCCGCGCTCCTTTTTTTATGAGACCAACCATCAAGCAGGTCGAGAAAGACGGACTGCTGTTATGGGAGGTCAGCCACTGCGGAATGGTCCGCTACTTCAAGCACGACTGGCAAGCCAACTGGCATTTCGAGTCATGCGTCAGGCTCTACAGGTCCAGGGTCACAGGCAAGCAGGGTTAATCCCAGCAAGCCAGCTTGGCGTCTAGCTCTCCAATGCGTGTGACGGCTTGGCTAAGCAGTTTCCCTTGATGCCAGCTCTGCCGTACAAGGGCAGAGCACAGCATTTTCAATGCCTCCTCGTCATCGCACTTATTGACCTCCCTGACGCTGCGTTCAACCTCAAGCTCTTCCTCAAGGGTCTGATTCACAACCATCCAGTCGGCCCAGCCCATTGGATTGTTACAGAATCTGTTGCCCTGAATGGTAAGCAGCGTTTTTAGGGCTGTCCATGCTGCGTTTTTACTCAGCAAATATGGCCCAGCCGCTGTGTGGCCCGTTCACCTGCCAACGCTGATGGAACTCAGCCTGTCGCACGCGAACGCGATAGCCACTCAAGGCGTCGTTGTGTCCCCCGTGTGCCATGTCAGGCACACCCATCGGGTCGCTCATAAGCCATTCGCTGTCATTTGAGTAACGGCCTGAATAACCGTGAATCAGGCTCCAGTGGCCGCAGGTATAAGAGCTGCACATTGGTGGCTCGCCGCGCAGCAGATCCCCGGCATGGAGCCATCCCACCAAAACCGGGCGTCCCTCGTCGATCTCCTTTTCGATGTCAGAAGCGTCAGCGTCTTGCACATATCGGACTTTTAGCCCAAGGCTTGTGAGAGCTTTGACCTGAGCCATGACAGAAGTCGTTTCGCCAAATTTGGCTCTGATTTGGTTGTACTCCTCTTGTGTGCCGACCTTTTTATAAAAGGCGGCAAGCATTGCTGCCGCTGACGTAAAGCACATGCGTCTCCCGTTTGGGAGGTTGAGCTGTTTGAAGTAGGCAGGCAAATGGACTTCCTGGGCAATGCCGCTAGCTCGCCATGCTTCATACCAGGCCGCGTCCTCATCCAAAAGGCTCTGCGGCAGGGAGCGTTCAAGTTCTGCAATAGCAGCCAGCTGGTGGGGCGTACCACGGAAGAAGGTGAAGAACGGCAAGAGCGCGAATCCCATCGCTGTCAGCAGCAGGGTCACTTGGATAATGCCGCGCACGCTTTAGTGGTCAACTCTGGTGTCAGGCAACAGCATTTCGCGCACATGCTTCACTGCCAAGTCGTCCAAGTCGTTGTCAGTTCTAGCGACGATCTTCTCCAGCATCGCCACAATCAATTCCTTGAACGCTCGTGATTTCCAAGCGGTCATCAACACAGGCTTGAGGATTAGAAGCATTGGCCTGGCCTAGTTACCCTTAAAGCGTAGCTCTGTTGTGCAATGGCAGAAACTCCAGACGATCATCACGAAAAGGAAGGCATCTCGATGGCAGATGTCGTCAAGGCTCTTGTCTTGGCTTGGAGTGCTGCGCTTCTAACTGCCTCTTATTTGGGCATCTTCCCCCAAATGAAAATGGACAATACGTTTGTGGCCAGTCTATTGACAGGTGCCATGGCTTCTTTTGGCATAGAGCGCAAGAGCAATGGAAATGGCAATAAGAAACCCACTATCGTGGATAACAAAGATTCCAAGGTTGGCATCAAATGATTCGCTCACTTTTGGTATTGGGCATCACATTGTCAGCCGCCTTGCCCGCTCGTGCTGATCTCACCCACCGCATTTCCAGCAGCGTGCAGTTAGATGTTGGCGCTGCTTCAAGCCGTGCCATACGAGTTGGAAACAGCTTCAGTATCAGCGGGAACGGGATCGACACATCAGTTACCTCAGGGGGCTCCACGACTAGCGATGCGCTGGGGGGGCTTGGTGCAGCAACTAACGGCGTCAACGCGATCACAATCCCAGACGCAACGCAGAAAACAGCTGGCAACTCATTCAGCTTTGCGACCAGCTACACACAGGGCGATACCGTGCCCACGTCAGCCCCCACGGTTGGCGCTGTGCCCGCCTTCGGCGATGTCACGAGCACAGCCGCTGGCACCAACACTGGTCTAAGCGGGAGCGTCACGACGGCAGGGACCATTACGATCGCCCCAGGTGGAGCCAACACAAGTGCGATCGGTCAAGTCATCAGTGAGCTGACAACCCGGTGAAACGGCTGATCATTCTGTTGCTGTTGCCTTCTTCAGCAATGGCTGTCCCAGTCGTTCCTAAT